ATCCAGCTGGGTGAATTGCTTTCTTCAACTCATTTATATAAGCATTACTACCAGAGCTTGTCTGAATCTCATAGGAGAACTGTTGATAATAATAAGAGTCTTGAATTCTAACTAGTTCTTCACTGATAAGACTTTCAACGCTACCATACACTCCATCTTTCACAGTAGTTGTTCCTAAAGTGAAAGAAGCCTTTCCGACATCAGCATGAACGATTGTTCCAGAAGCCGCAGCAGTTGTTATTGATGTTGTTCCGGCAGAGAAATCTATACCAGCATCCTCAAACAATACTTTTTCTGTTCCATGAAGACCTGTAGAATCTACGCCGTTCAATACCAAGTTAGTGAAAGGATCGTCAGTTTCAAACAGAAGTTTTTGATTGGCATCATTAGTTAATCCAGCCTCTAGAACAATCAAGTTGCTGGGGTCACTTGTTCCAGATGCATCCGTAGCATTGAAGACAAGTTTATCACCCGCATTAGTAGAAGTAGCATCAGTGCCATTAAGGACCACATCATCTTCGTATTCTAGGTCAGCATTAAGTACGATAAAGTCTTCGGCTGAGGCTGTTAATCTTAATTCAGTAGATGGTAAACTTTCTAATACAAATTTTACTTGTCTAAGGTCATAGACATAAACTGCATCATCGGTTCTAAATCCAGATTCTTGACTGATGAACTCACCCATAATATTATCATCATCGTGGCCATAGGTATCTGGTTCTGACCTAAGTGAACCGCTACCATCTTCAAGAATAGTCTGCGCCAGTTCTTCAACCTCTGGATGCTCCATAATGAGCTCACCCTGATTATCCTCCAAGAGTAAGAAATCAGTTGTTGCCGAAATGGCATCTAGTAAAAGTCTGTCTCCATTCGCATCAACCAGATTCTCACCATAGACAAGATTAGCATTCATGATAAGATTGTCATCAATATAAGCGTTGGTTGTGAGGGAGTCTTCAAGAAGCATACCCTCATTAGAAGTTGTTCCAAACGATTCACTTTGACTGTAAATAATGTCTTCTAGAGAAACTTTTAGAACCTGAGTTGTATCATCGTATGACCGAACTGTTCCTGTGTGTGATGTTAACGCATCTCCCACAAAAAAGGTGCCTGTTATGTCTTTAATAACAAAGTTTGCTCGGAGCTCTAAACTTGGCGCCTCACTATAATTAAAACCAGAGTTAGTAACATTAATAGATTCTATTTGGCCAATATCTGTAGTAGTTGCAAGAACCTTTGCACTAGCACCATATTGACTTCTAATAGTAGAAGTAGGTAGTTTTGAATATCCTTCACCAACATCAGTTACAAATATCTTTGTAATATCACCATCACCAGACTCTAAAATAAATCCTTCGTCATCATAATGGTATCTGTCTAAAGATATTGTGTTTAGTGCGCTCTCCATCTCCAATCTATCACCGAGCACTGCCTCAGTATTGATGGAGTCTGTATATGAAGCAGCATTACCAGACTCACCATAGAGTTGGTCTGAACGATGATTGAAGTTGCCTCCATAAAGATTATACGTTGTTGCACTATATGTTGACTGAGCTGAGGCCGTTGTTGCAACGGGGGAAAAGAAAATTATACCGGGATATTCTTTAAAGATATACTCTCTGATTGCTGTTGGTGCAGCTGCAAATACCAGCACTTCATTATCTAAAAGTGTCTGCGCGGTGGATATTGTGATTGATGTTTGACTTGCAACAGCAGTAACCCTCACTGAGGCATTCACACCAATACTATTACCCTTGATTATCATACCAACCGCAACAGTGCCGCTGTTACCGTCTAATGTAATTGTTGTTGAAGCAATTGTAGCACCATTGACAGAAGCAGATGCCCTCACGATGGTAGAATCTTCTGCCGCGTATCGTGTCAGATAAATTGGATAGTAGTAACCAATAGTGCTGGCATATAATATGTCAGTACCGTAAACTGCATAGGGTTCCTCTGATGCAAACGTACCTTCTTCAAGAGCAAAATTAAATAGGTCAACAAAAGTTGTTGTTCCAACTTCTTGTAGAATAATATCAGAATCAGTTTCATCAATAAGGTTACCATGAATAACCGTAACCTCAGCTTGCGCCGGTTGAACCAATCCAACTTCTGAGTTGTTGTCAATAAATACTACAAGGTCACCTAGTTCGTAGTTAGTGCCAGCATCATCAACTAAGACACCAGAAACTGAACCCCTCTGAACCTCTGCAACTTTAGCTGTGATATCACCGCTACCAATAAGTAAAGAAGTATCAAGGTCAATAGAGTCACCTACACTATACAGTGTTCCATCATTTGAAATTGATACATCAGAGTTTATTTGTCTAATAATAAAGTTATATCGAACATCTTCCACAGAGGATATACCATAGACTATTTCATCAGCCTGGAAGGTTCCTACTATATTTGAAAGTTCAAACTCAACATATGATACACCGCCAGTTGATGAAAAGGTTGTTGAACTCTCAACAAGCGCAGTTGCAAAACTTAACTCACCTGTAATTGATTGTCCGATAAGTTCATCAGCAATAGCAGAACCAACAATTGCACACCGAATTACCGTAGCTTTATCCCAATCAGCACCAGAGGCTCTCATCATATATTGATTTGGGTAAAAGACTTCTGCGTTTTCATCTAGAAGGATTTTCATAAAGAGTTTAGCGGCCTCTTTAGTTCCCTTCCTTCGATATAGCTCACGAATATGTTTTTCTAGATTTCTCTTATTAATTCCATCTGCAAGGTTACGAGGAATCCCCTCCATAAAGGATTTCCGAAACTCTTCAATGAAGTCGTAGATAGTATTGTCAATGTCAGCATATGCTAGAAGTTGCTGAATATTCTGAACAGGATTTGCCCGATATCTCGTAACCACACCAGTAGCACCAGAGGTTCCACCTGTTACAGTTTCACCCGTATCGAACAACTGTTGCGAGGAGATAAATAATCTTGGTGTTGTATGCCCAAGGTCTTCGACAAGAACTGTTGCAGTTGCATATGATGTGCCGCCGGTGATTGTCTCCCCTGCGATAAACTTACCTGTGGAACCAGAACCAGCTTCTGTAACAATCAGAGTGCCATCTTCATTTAGTAGATTGGTCGCAGTATTGATTTCTAAAAGAATGTTATCAATATTGACTGTTAGTTGAAGCTCACCAGCTTCAAGATACTGATAATATGATTTTAGAAACTGAGAAAACTTTGGGTGGTCATCAGCAATAAAGTCAGGTAGTTGCCCATCAATCTGAGTGCTGAGTTTATTTTTTAACTCTGGGTTCCAAGACATGTCAAAAGGTGCCATGATTAATAACTCGACGGAGCAATATACGATGATGATGTATTATAAGTTGCAGAACCCCCACCAGAACTAGAAACCGCAATAGTATCTTGGTTCCCTGTAACGGTAGTATTGAGAATATCTATTTCAAGGATTTGATTTCTCTTACCCACAATATCAGTAGAGTTTGGTGTTCCAGTTAATCTTATTGCCGTTGAAGCACTACCATCAACATTAGACACCTCAGTGATATAAACTGGATAGGTTGATATCAATCCTGTTAAATAATCCACCGTGCCTGCTAGTTCAAGATAATAAGTTCTAACACCAGAAACCAAATAGTAGATACGAAGGTTACCAACACCATCATCATCAAAGAACATTTCATTTATATTACCACTTACATAGAAACCCGTGGATGCAATCACCCCGCCACTAGCAGCATTGTGTCCTGAGTGTGGATTGTATAACGGATTACCCAAATTAACTGTGAAGGAATATGACCCTAATGTATTTGGAGTATATGAGGAAGATAAGGATACGGTAGTGATGTTGCTCAATATCGCAGAATCAGTGGCATCAACCAACCCAGTAAATTGAGAATGTCTAAACACAGAGTTGAATACCTTTAGATAGTTAGTGTTGTAATTTGTGACAGTAGAATTCACAAGACTCACAAGCGATTCATTAGCCCTCGTTGTAGCGCTAGAGTCATATTTGAAATTAACATTGAGTATTAGGTTTAGTGTCTCTGGGTCTACAACCACAGGAGTTATAGATGCAACAGTATATGAAGCTAAGTCCGTAACAAGTTGAGCCTTTTGAACTTCATTTAGATTTAGACCAGTTGTTGATTTGACACTGATAAAAACTTTACCATACTCTGCAATATCTGATACACCAGTAGAAGAATTATACGAACCATTCTCGCCACCCCAAACAGAAACAGCCTGAGTGTTAGGAAAGAGTTGTTTGACATAAGTTTTGTAATCCTCTGCTGTAACGCATCGACCCTGTGACGCATAGTCTAGAGGAGCGTTATACTTAATAGACTGAATTGTTTCTGGTTCAGAACCACCAGCAGATGCAGAAACCGTAGATACATTGACACTGCTAATACCAGCAATTGCAGCAGAATTAGTAAAGGTAGAAGCACTGTTAGCAACACCTTTGTTTGTAACGACATAGTTTAGTATAATAATATTTCCGTCTACTACAGCATTACCTAAAATATCATCACCAAAGTATATTTCAAATTTTCCATCCTCTACTTCTTGCAGAAAGTATACATTTGAAGTAGAGGTCAGTGCAGCAATGTCTGTTGCTAAAGTATATGTAGCGGTGATACTATCTGTTGAAGAATTTTGAACCTTAACTGTAAGAGTTGTCGTATCAGCACGAGCATCGTTGATAAGGAATCTCTGCTCAACATTCTGGGTATCAGTTGTGTACCTAGTTGAAACAAAACTTCCTTCGTATACACTTAAATTATTAAATGGGATTACAGAGCCAATATTTGTAGAAATTGTGTCCTGTATAGTTACAAATTGGTAAGATGTATCACCAATGCTGGCAGTGAACACTGTACCAGCAGTCATTGTTGCACTTGTATCTGTTGTATTTAAATAAACATTAATAACTGCCTGAGCTGCCCTTGCAGAACGAGTGGTGTAACCCAATGTCTTAGCATGAGAAACAACACTTGACCTCAGTTGAGAGGAGTCTAGAAACATCTCGTTTGCAAGCATGTTTGCATTGAAAGCAAGATAGTGAGTATTATATGCAAGCACATCCAGAAGCGCACTAAGACCAGAACCTTCAAAGTCATAATCCTTAAACTCATTCTGATTTCGCATAAAAGTCTTTAGGTTACTTTTTACATCATCAAAGTCAAGCTCTGTTACGGTAAGTCTTTTTGTTGTTGCCATTATCGTACTCTCTCTAATAGAACTTCCATATTGACAAGTTCTGTTGGTGCATTAACAACATAAAACTCAATAGTAACTTCATATGCGTTGTTATCAAGGTTGGGTTGGGCTCTCACTCCAACAAGACGAGCTCTGGGTTCGAAATTTTGAATCACCTCTTCAATTTTCATCGTCAGAACATATGCCGTAATCGGTGTCATAAGTTCAAACAGAACATCTCTTACACCAGAACCAATTTCTGGATGAAAGGGTTTCTCGTATGGATTAGTTAGTATCAGGTTTCTTACAGACCTTTTTACTGCTGCTATATCATTAACTTTGTTGATATCTTTTGAACCAGTTTTAGGGCCAAAGAATAAATCTATGTCAGAATAAATCTGGGCAGCACGGTCACCGCCTTGGTGCGTACCATCGTAATATGCATCCTTAAAGCCCATGTGTATTCCTTTTTACTATTATTTATACACTCGTGTTCTTGATTCTTTCCTACTCATAACATATATCCTTTATATGTTTGTATTTAGGTTGCTATATCAGCATCATAATTAGAAAGGTAGTCATACTTAACTACTAAGTCATCCCTCTTATTAAAATGCGCTGTAATATTTGTAGCACGAACAGGAATACTTTTTGTAATTTTATTAAGTGCATCTTTATCCAAAGTAACGGTTGTACCATTAATACTAATGTCACTTGCAACAACTACTGTCTTATTTTTCATATGATTTTGCAAAGCAGCTAATTCTTTAGACAAGAAAATTTTAGAAATACTTTCTTTCTTGTAACTAAATCCTACACCAGCTGGAGTAATATTACTTTCTGATCCTTGCTTTACAACTTTTTGCAATTGTTGAGATGATGCATTAAGTTCATCTATTGTTTTTTTGGTTATCTGTAGTGTAGCCATTACACACTCACCATATTAATCTTGCTCGATATTGTTTCAACTAAATTGTTAGGAACAACTTTAAAGCCACCACTGTCTTCAGTTGGTAATGTATTTGTAACTAGATACTTTGCGGTCTTCTCACCAATGTCTTTGAGATTTGATTCAACAGATGCATTTTGTGTCACCGTAGATAATGACTCTGATACTGCTGCCTCTGCTGCCTGTAAAACTGCTGGAGGAATTTCAATTGCCGGGACTATACTCCCCGATTCCTTTTCAAAATTAGGAACAATCGCACTAAGATTACCACCCCCTGATATTGCACTAACCGAACTGGCAATAAGGCTTTCCAGTTCAAGACCCTTTGCACTTATATCACTCCCAAACTCTGATTGTATCTTTGCAAGAGCAGAAATATAAGATGCAGTACCGGGAATCTGAGAGGTAAGACTCTTTATCTCTGCTTGTAAGTTTAGTTTAGGTAATTCTGGTATTACAGTAGTTTGTAATTTATCAAGCAATCCATTGAGCTCATTTTGTGCAGCACCAAATGCAGATGCCGCTGCACCAGCTGCATCATCAATTGCATCAGTTATTGCAGACTTTGCATCATCTAACTTTAACAGAACACTATTCAACTCTGGACTTGCACCAGATAAATTACCGTTTGTAAAATCTACCATGACTAACCTCCCGCAAACACATTAGATGATCCAGAGCTAGATGCATTAGGCACCCAACTACCATGACCACCTGTTGCATCACCCTTTCTATGTACCTCAATCCCATTTACAAATACAGTAGAACTACCAGCAACTGCTGGATCACCACAACTAGTTTTGTCACCAATGCGAACAGTCTTTGCACCGTTAGTAAAAACATTTGCTGAACCTTCTACATATGCAGTCTGGTGAAATGGGTTTGGTGTGGGACTTGCATGACCCACATGACTATCTGTTCCTACTCTTGTTACTTCTGTCATTAGTTCAAGTCAATCCTTGCTGCGTTAATCTCAGCATTACCTGTAGAGGTATGCGCCCATGTTGTTCCTGTAGTACTTGTCCATGAAGTACCAACGATTTGACTCAGTGTTGTTTCTGGATTGATTGTCATCGCTGCAGCAGACTTCATGTTCAGTGTGCTACCAGATTTAATAGAGACAATACCAGAGATAGTTGATTGTGATATGTTACCAACTGCACTTACAGTAAAATCAGAGTTAGTTGTAAGAAAAATACCAGTGCCTAATCCATTTGAGCCAGGTATCACCTTGCCTCGAGCAGATACTAGATATGATCCACCAACGATTTGCGTTACCGACTGCTCATAATTGATATTCGTGTCACCACCGATACGACCTATAACATCCTTGTTGATATTATATCCATAGTTGCCGATAATCTCTTCCTCACGATTACCGCCGGGGTCAGAAGCACCAACCTTGACACGATGGTTCTTGTGAATCTTCTGATAGAAGTCTCCTTCTATCTCCTGTATGTAGTCACCCTTGATGAGCTCTCTTACTGAACCCTCAACCGTTATATTCTGTACAACATCGCTTTTCGTACCATCAGGATTCAAGCCCTTAATAACAATATTCTGATTACCAATCACAATCTCGTAGTCATCTCTAACGATCTTGGTGACAACAGAACCGTCAGGGTGTATCTCCTCAAAGGTTCCTGTTTTGTGCTGACGAAACATTCGTTCAGCACCAGGGCTGTCATCCACCTCAGTGATATGACCAGACTCAGATTCAAATACATGATTGTAAGGATACGCAGAAGAAATATAGGGATTTGCATCTGCAACAATGCCTTTGGGATTAGGTTCTTCCCAAGAACCTCGTGTCTCTTGTACTGCTTGCTGAGATACAGTTGGAAGATAAGGTTTGGTTGCGGTAGGAATATCAAAATCACCACTTAATCTATTAGCTCTACGGTCAATCATAGATTTGTGTGATTCAGATGCAACTCCACGAGCAAGACGGTTGGTATCTGACTCACCAACGTCATGGCCACTATCTCTTTCGTCAGGATATGGGCCATAGGTTGGACCCTTTTTAGACGCATATGGTTTTTGGGGAACATCAATTCCACGAGGATCACTAAATCCTTTGGTTGGATCAGCTACATCACTAGGAATACCCGGCAATGAACCCATGATAACAGGTTGCTGTGCCTCAGTGTCTCTAAAGAACCCGACAACCCATGAACCCTCTGTTAGAAACGAAGGTGTGTGACCCAATCCCTGCATAGAGGGATCAGTCACCGGGTGCATCACATGCGCCCATGGCAAATCGGTAGTCTTAACCTCTGTCAAACTTTCGCTGTGGCGGCCTAGAACACGGACTCGAACTCGACCAACTTTAGCAGGATCGTTCCTGTCTTCAACAACACCAACGAACCAACTGAAACCATCTTTTCCCATGAAATCTTGCATGGAACTATTTATAAGGATTTAATGAAGGTCTGGATCACGCCCTAATCGTTTATTCTCTGGAGCAATCCAGTTATATTCTTCAATATAGTATGTCACGCCAGGATTATTGATATGCAACACATCAATTGACATAAGGGCTTCTTCTTGAGATATAGATTCTATAATTACTTCTTTAGTTATAACTCTATATTTAATCATAGTTTTATATTTATACTTTTAAGATAATCTCATTAGGAAGAATGTAGTCCTGTCTATCCCCAAAACATGTTACCTCAATATAGATAGAATCCATAGACTTGGATTTGACAGGAACATACTTCTTTAGCTTCTTGGATTTGTACATAAACACTCCATCCTTTAGCTTCAGATCGTTATAGGAGTCCTTGTCAGACCCAATCGCTGTGAGGATACCTCGCATGGTTCCACCACAGTAATCCTCATAGGTAATTTCATCACCGATATTCATTTATTGTATTCCTATAGATATTCATAAAGGATAGTTACTAGGGGGTCTTTGCTTGAACCCACCAGTAACTCTGTGGTAGTTACTACCTTGATACGCCTGTCAACAGTACCAGAAATCACTGGATTTTCTGTATCCAATTCCTCAAAGTACTCAGTCGTTACTTTCTTGAATGGTATCGTCATTTTGCATTGCTCCATATTTAAACTCCGTTTCTGCTGCAAGGTCCAGCTTGTGCATTACGTCTTCAGTGAAATAGGTTTTAGGATCACTCAGGATTGCCTTACCGAACTGCTTGGACCCGTCAGGCAGTTCATACCGTGTTGATACCTTCTTAAAGATTTCATACTTCTCTGCTAGTTCCAATAGACCATAGTATCGGTCCAATCCCTTATCATAGGTCAATCGCACATCCACCATCTTGTTCTCTTTGGTGAGTCGGGACTTGTGGTTCTTGCAGTGAATGATATTACCCACCACTTCTGTACCATCCTTCTCTTTGCGCTTACTCAGGTAGATGATACTACTCGCAGCATACTTCAGACCAGAACCGCCGCCCATCTCCTTGGTAGAGAACAGGCCCATACTCTCATAAGTATGGTTAGTAACCACCATCGGGACTTTCGCTCGCCCGAGCTTCAGAGTCAGAACTCTAAACGCCGCTTTGAGAACCTGAGCACGAGTCATATCCCGTGTCTCCTTACCATCAGCGGTATCCTCAACTTCCTTGGTGGTACTCAGCATACCCAGAGAGTCCAGGCAGAGGAACAGCGGCATGCGGTCACTATCAGATTGTGCGAGATACCCGTCAAGAACTTTGAGAGCCTGAGTGCGAAACTCTTGCACTGTGGTAACAGGGAAAACCACCATACGCTTTGGATCAATTCCCCTATCAATCACCATATTACGAGTAATGGCGCTCTCACTCTCAAAGTATATGACCCCTGCCTTTGGATTTGCATCAAGGAAGTTCTTCACGATACCCATAAGAAAATACGTCTTACCCGTTGCACTCTCTCCCGCAAGTGCTGTTATCTTGTTAGAGGGCATTCCCCCATAGATTGAACCACTTAACAATCCATTCAGAATATATGAGCCAGTGTCAATAAAACTCTCCACATCTCCTGCCTCAACACCATCATCTACGATGGCTGCATACTCATTACCAACCTGCTTGATAACATCCCTTAGAAAATCACTCATATATTTGCTCCTATAACCATTAAGTAAAACAATCCTATTATGACTATACTCCCTATTGCAAGAAATGTCAAGGATAAAATCATATATTTAAAAGAAATGATTGGGTGGCGTATACAGAAGCACACACAAAACCCTATGAGCATTACCGTTAATAGTGCAATCATTTCTTCACTTTGCAAGACACTTTACCAAGAATGTTCCACTTATAAGTTTCACAGTTAAGACTAAGAAGATATTTCTCATACTCCTCAGAGGTAACGCAGATATTCCTATTGTTCATAGCACGAATAAACTTGCAATCTTTTCCCAGCAATGCAGAGAGGCCATGCTCCGTACTCGTCTTTCCTGTTTGTGTCGTCAGGATTACATCCCCAACAGTAGAGGTTACACTTACCCAGAGAGGAACAATACCACACGCACCTATGACTATTGCAATCAAACATAAGGATAGGGTATTAGTCCAACAACTTTTCATTTATATATTACCGGGTAGTGCAATCAAACATCGCTCAGTCCAGAGGGGGGGCCTTCTATCTCAGAAACCCTTTGAGCTAAATACTCAACTACTGCGGGGGGAATATTTAGAGCTGTAATGCACTCAAGCTCTCTCTTAAACACAGTGAGAACGGTCTGGTCTATACTGTTTATATTTCTCATAATATTGATTCCTTTTATATATGTATGCGGTAGTGCAAAT